GGCCGCGTCCATCAGGGCGCGCAGTGCTTCCTGCTTGCTCGCGTAGCCCGGATAGGCATCCGTATCGGTGTAGCTGAAGGTCATGGCGAAAGTCCTTTGTGTTGGTCCTCCAGGGCCGGCCCCGGCCGGGAAAGGAGACTCTGAACCCGACCGGGGCCGCAGGAGGAAAGGAGAGACACGACTATTGCAGGACGAGCTCGCCGCAGGCCTCCGGGCGCCACCACTGGGCGCCCTGCCAGACCTTCGCCCCGTAGTACCACGAGTGCTTGTCGGGAATCCAGTCGGGGCCGAACGGCTGGATGCCGCCCAGCGCCGTCCGCTGGGTGACCGCATCGGGCGCCCCGAGGAACAGGGCCGCGGTCTTGTGGAAGTCGCCCTGGTAGCGGCTCTGGACGTAGGCGCTCCAGTTCTCGCCGGTCGTCGAGGACGTGGTGATCCCGACCCAGTTGTTGACGGGGTGGACCATCCAGCCTTCGACCATCACGAGCTGCGCGGTCAGCAGATCGTTCATGGACTGGAAGTCGCTGCTGACGAGCGTGCGGTCCTGGAGCAGGACGCGGTGGAGGTACGTGCCCACGAAGGCGTGACGGTAGCCCGGCGGGACGTTGAGGGTGTCGAAGCTCTCGCGCATCTCGCCGAAGTCGTCCTGGAGCTCGCGCGACCCGGACAGCGACAGGGGGTAGGCCGTGCCGACGGTCCCGGCGTTGTCGGCCGTGATCTGCGTCCCGCCGTCGAACGTGTCGTCGTCCTCGGCGCCGTCGGGCGCGGCATCCTCGCGGGCGCCGAGTGCGATCTGAGCGCTGATCCGCTTGTCGATCGTGCGCGCCAGGGCGTAGGCGTCCAGGGCGCTGTTCTTGTCGGCGGCGTAGTTGGTGAACTTGCCGATCTCGTCGATGTAGTGGTCGCTGATCCGCATCGCCGTGTCGAGCAGAACCTGCCGCTCGCGGCGGTGGGGCTGGTTGGAGCCGGTCCGCTCGACGCCGCGGACCATCTCTTCGTCGGTGACGTGCGCTTCGACGATCTGGTTGTCGCCGTTGGTGCCCGGCTGGGCCGGAAGCGACTCGATCATGTTGCCGAAGATCAGCGACGCCTGGTACTTGGCGATGACCGCGGCGGCGTAGCGCTGCGTGACATTCGCCATGTCGTCCCCGGTGCCGTCAGTCTGCATCGGGTTCCACTGGAGGGCGTTAGCCATGGGAATACTCCTGGGGTTTGAAAAGTCAGTGACAGAGGGTCATCACCAACTGCGTGGAGTAGTCCGTGCTGCCGGCGGGCCGGGTCCAACGGGGGATAGTCCGAGTTCGGCTGACGGGCTCGAAGCGTGGTGCTACGTGGGGTCCATCATGCGGACGAGGTCCGCGCTGCGGTCCGACGGGCAACCGGCCCGACCGTGGGTAGTCGGTCGCCCGTGGGGGAGATGAACGGCGTTAGAGGGTCATATCCGGCGGCGCCTCGCGGTCCTCGCCGTCGTCGGTCGGCAGGGGGGCCGGGGCCGGGGCGGCCGGGGCCCGCTGCGTGGGGGCCAGGTAGGCCTCCACGTCCGGCTTGGTGATCTTGTCGCCGGCGTGGGGGACCGTCGCCAGGTCCACCCCGGCCTCAGCCGCCAGCTTCATCGCGGCGGCCGAGGCACTGGGGGGGGCGGGGGGCGGTGGCGCGGCCGCTTGCTGCGCGGCGTAGGCGACCGGCTGCCGGGGCGCGGGGCCGGTCTCGCGGGCGACGAATTCGTTGGCGCGGCGAAGGACCACATCCCGGGGGCCCCAGAAGGCCGCGACGGAGTGGCCGGTCGCCCGATCGGTTACGTCGGCGCTGGTCTTGTGGGGGATCTTCGAGTTCAGTTGGACGGTCAGGTTCATCTCATCTCCTAGTTGAACGGCAGGGCATTGAGGTTGGCCGTCGCGGCCACGCGGGCATCGACCTGTTCGGTGTACTCTTTGTCGCGGTCGTAGCGCTGGTCGGTCCGCGCCTTGGTCAGTTCCGTGCGTGTCGTGAACGGCTGGGCCCCGGGCCGGCCGCCGCCGTCGCCGGTCACCGCCGGGCGGGCCTTGCCGGCGCCGACGGCCTGCTGATGCTTGTCGAGCAGGAACCGGGCGGCGTACTCGGCGGTCTGGGGGTTGACGACGTTCTGGGTAAAGAAGGTCTTGTCGGCCTCGGTGAGGTTGGTGGTCGCCCACGCGCGCAGGTTATCCCACTGCTGCTTGCCGCCGGCGAGTTGCTCGCAGGCCTCTCGCGCCCGGCGGGTCTGCTCGGTGGCCCCGCGCAGGCCGGCGGCGACGACCGTATCGACCATCCCGCGGCCCATGCCGATCCTGGCGAGCGCTTCGTAGTGCTCGTCGGAGAGCGCGCCTTGGGTCACAAGGGTCTCGATGACCGCCTCCTGCTCCAACCCCGCGGCCTGGAGCACGTCCTCGATCCCGGCGTCGTCGCGGGCGAGGATCGCCGCGGCGTTGGGCGTCTCGGGCAGGCTGAGCCCGTCGTCGTCGCGGGCCGGGGCGTGGGCCTTGCCCTTGAGCTTCTGCTGGGCCTGGGTCAGCGCGGCCTGGGTGTCGTTATAGGCCTTCAGGAACGCGTCGGTACGAATCTGGCCGGTCTCGGCGTCCCAGAACTTCTCCGGGACGTTCTCGGGCCGCTTGGGGGCCTCCTGGGTCTGGTCGGCGCCTTGCGCGTCGCCTTGGGCGGGGGCGCCTTGCTCGTCCGTCATGGTCTCATCTCCCGATGAAGAGGGTTATGCGGCGTCCGCGGGGGGCCGCTGGGCCGCCTGTTGCTGGACCATCTCGCCGATGGTCTTGATCGCGGTGCTCCCGGCCTCCTGGGTCAGTTCGCGCCGCATCCGCTCGTCGTACTCGGCCTTGAGTTCCTCGGGCGTCTTGGCAATACCCGTCGCGTCGAGGGTCATCAGCTGCAGGATGCGGGTCGCCAGGCGGTCAAGGTGCATCTGCTCGAGCGCCTGGGGGATCTGGGCGAGGTACTGCAGGCCGCGGAGCCAGCGGGACAGCTCGGCGTCGCGGCTCAGGGCCGCCATGCCGGTCACCGGCACCATGCGCATGCCGCGCCGCTGCTGCTCGTTGAGCGCGATCAGGAGGTTGTCCCGCTCCATCTGGTAGACGTGACGCGCCAGCAGGGGCGACTGGATTTCCTCGGCGATCTTGATGTACAGGCCGCCCAAGGCGCCGTTGAGCTCCTGCTGGAGCCCGGCGTACTCCTGAGCGGTGACCCGCTCGGCGTCGCGGACGGCGCTGGAGACCTGGAGCATGGCCTGGCTGAGCCGCCGTTCGATGCGGTCGTGCAACTGAAGGGCGACCGAGAGGTCCTGGGCCTTGTTGGATTGCAGGAAGGCCACCCCGTCGATCTGGCCGCCGGCGACCCGCCCCTCGATGGGGGTGCCGTTGGGCTGGAGCAGGTGGTCCTTGCGCCAGCCCTTGGAGCTGTCGTAGGCGAGGAGCAACCGGGACGCGGCGACCGCGCCGTCGAGGATGGCCTTGGCCAGGGCGTTGAGGCTTCGAAGGTCACCAGCGCGCAACTCGATGAACGAGCGGGCGTAATCCTCGCCATCGACCTCGATGTAGCCGGCGGGGAAGTAGGGGCTCAGGGTTTCCTCGGAGGGGGCGGCCGAGTACTTGCCGGCCAGTTCCTGCCGGATGACCCAGCGGCCGTCGCTCAGCCTCGCCTCGGTCACCAGACCGACCCGCCCGTTGCTGTCGGCGCCGGCGGCGAGGGCCTTGCGGGTGGTCCCGAACTCCTTGAGCGTCTCGTCGTCCAGGGCCTCGACCCGCTTGCTGTCGAAGACCATGACGCGGTAGACCCGCTTGGTGCTGTCTCGCTGGACGACGAAGCGGTCCACCCGGTGGTTGGCGAATCGGTACTCGTCGTTCTCGTGGGCCAGCGCATCGCCGGCGACCAGCAGGTTGGCCACGGCCTGGCGGTAGGCGCTGCGGTAGTTGGTGCTTTCGAGGTGCTCGTAGGTCTGGATCTCGCGGGCGTAGAGGATGTTCTCCCAGAGGTGGTACTCGCCGGGGCTGAGCTGCCACTTCATGTCGACGGTCGGCTCGAAGCGGAACCACGGCAGGCTCGGCGGGAACAGGGCGAACATCGTCTTGCCGACGAGGTTTTCGAGGCCCGACCCGCCGAGGCTCTGGAACGCCGTCAGGAGCGGGTCGTCCGACTGGCGGGACTCGGGCCCGTAGTTACTGGGGAGGATCGTCGGGTCCGTGAGCGCCGACCAGCGGGCAATCCACTGCAGGCGCGTCGCCCGCTGAGCGTGGAGCCGGTCGAACCGCGACCGGAGCGACTCGTTGGGGTCGTACGCGCCGTCGGGGCTACTGCTCATGGGGCTCCCCGTCGCGGCGCTGGGCCTTGAGGTCTTCGCCGACCGCGGCCTGCCCGGCCCGGAACGCCAGGCGCAGGCGCTTGTCCTCGTCGGCCACGAGCATCACGTCGGCCAGATAGGTCATCGCCGGCGGCGGATAGCGCCGCGGCCACTCGTCGATGAGCGTGCCGACGTCCGCCGGGAGCGTCCAGTCGCCGTCGGGATTCTTCGGCATCGGTATCCCTCATTGCGGAGGTAGGAGTACAAGCCTCGGGGCGTCGCTGGCCATAAGATGCGCACATCCCCAACGCTGAATCCCCGCGACCAGCGACAGGGCCAGACGGTCCTTGAAGCCCAGATAATCTAGGCGGTTTGCGTAATTTAGGAAAGATACGCAAACTATGAGGATTCGCATACGTTCTTGCTAACTAAATGCCTCATAAGCATCTAGAGCATCTGAGACATCCCAGTCGCCCGCCGGCGGCGGGGGCGTCAGGGCCGCGTCGGGGGCCATGACGGCCAGTTGCTCGTAGAGGTTTTTCAGGAGGGGGAGCTTATGAAGCGCATAGAACGAATCCTGGATGATCTGCTTGAGCTGGGGCGCGTCGCTGGCGTGGGTCCAGAAGGAGTCGTGGACGCCCGCGATCGTCAGGCCCTGATGATCGGCCAGTTGGGCGGTAATGAGCATGTGCGACGAATCGAGGGAGTGGATGTAGTTGGGCGGGAAGGCCTGGATCTGCCGCCGGTGGTGCGGCTTGAGGCTGCCGGTATCGCGGGCCATGCTGATGTGATGCAGGACCGTCGAGACGACCACCGGCGACGACTGGCGATAGGGCTGCTCGACGGGGAATCCCAGCGGCGTGATCCAACTGACGACCCGGCGGGTCTCGACGATCGCCTCGGCGGCCGTGGCCAGCCAGTCCATGATGAGCCCGGCCGACCCGCAGGTTTCCCGCATGGCCTCGACGGCGATTCGGGAGAGGTAGTGGGCCATCCTGCCGCGGAAGCGCTTGTCCTCGGCGATCTCGGGCAGGTTGTCCCGGAGGAACTCGCTGACCTGGCGGGCGGCGCCGTAGGCCGTGACGTTATAGAGCTTCGTCATGCAGGGCTGTTTGACCAACTTGCGGCTGACGTGGCCGACGAGCGCCTGGGCCGTCTCGACCCCGGCGGCGGCGTCGCGCGCGACACGCTCGGCGGCGAGGGCGGCGATGGCCGAGTACGGCTCGGTGGCCAGGTCGCCGGGGACCAGGCCGACCCGGCGGGCATCTTCTCGGCTGCGCCCGAGGGCGGCGTAGTGCTGCAGGGCGTTGCAGGTGCCGTCCATGGCCACGGGGATGCCCGTCGGCCCGCCGTCGACCAGCGCCCGGGCCGCGGCCAGGGTCTGGAAGGGGTCGTCGATGTCCTCGGCCGCCCAGCCGGTATTGCCGAGCGGGTCGTCGACCCAGGCGTCGATCGCGTTGGCGCTGGCGTCGACCCAGCCGATCCGCTGGGCGATGGTCCCCTTGATCCCCGCGACGTTGGCCAGGTGGACCTTCAGCGCCGCAATCCCGTCGTCGGTCAGCGGCTTCGGTTCGGCGAACTCCATCAGCCCGCGGCAGACATCGTCGCCGTGATGGTTGAGGTAGAGGGGGACCGGGTAGATCCGCTGCCGCTGGTCCAACTGGTGCGGCGCCCAGAAGGCCTCTCGGCTCGCCAGGTCCTGGGCCTGGGCCAGGATCGTCGAGAAGGTCGTCCGCTCGCCCAGCTCCAGGACGTTCTGCCGGTAGATCCCCGCCCGCTCGCGCCGGAAGGCGCGCTTGATCTTGGCGTCGGTATCCACGCCGGGCGGCGCCTCGGGCAGTGGGACCGGCTCCCGGCGGGGGATGCGCCGGAAGCGCCCCCCGGAGTCCCAGAGGGTCTGGATGATCTCCAGCATGGGCGTATTGATCCGCCAGGCCGCCGACTGCAGGGCGTTGACCCCCGCCAGGACCTTCGACAGGTCCGCCTCGACCAGGCGGGCGCGGTGGCTCGGCGGGGGGTGCTTCACGAGCCCCAGGCGGATCTTGAGATAGCCCCCGTCGCCGTAGTGCCGCCAGGGTAGGGGCGGGACGACCATCATCCCGAATAGCGGGCGCAGGTACTGGCGGTAGCTGTGGCCGTCGTCGATGAACTTCATGGCCGCATCGGAGAGGCGGACGCGATACCACGTATGGGTCGGGCTCTTGCGCATCGCCTTGCGATCGAACGCCGGCTCGCCGTCCAACTCGGCGACCTCGAACAGGCACCGGCACAGGCACGCGCCCAGTTGAATCCGGCACTTGCGGGTCCAGACCCCCGGCAGGTCCATCTTGCGGGAGACCGTGAGGATCTTCTCGGGGCGCAACTGCCGGCGGTCGGTATGCGTCAGCGCCTCCCAGGCCTCGTCGTCGGCGCGGACCTGCGGGAGGGCGAACTGGCCGTTGACCGCCCGGCCGACGGTCTCGACGAGGCGGCTAAGATCGAGGCTCCACGGTTGCCGGAGGCACTCGCCGAGGACCACGTGCAGCGTCAGGACCGCCTGCTTGTCGGCGGGTAGCGAGCACAGGGCCGCCCCCCAGATCCGCCGGTGCATCCCCGGCTTGCCCGAGAGGGTCAGCCGCTGCTCCTGGCGGATCGCCCCGGTCAACCTCGCCGCCCACCGGAGCATGAGCAGCTCGGCGGGCTTGAGCGACGCGCCCTCGCCCCGTTCGGTGGCCTGGCGGGCGAGCTTGCGGTAGCGCGCGACGCCCTCGTTGACGGCCCTGGTCTCACGGTCCAACTGCTCGCCGATCAGCGACTCGTCGAAGATGCCCTGCATGGCGGTCTCCGTCAGGTGCAACGAGAAACGGGGCGGCTCAGGGCGGGAGTGGCCCCGGCCGCCCCGGCGAAACTCCCAGCCTGGGCCTCCAGCCACGGAGCCCTACGGGAGCGGAACAGTGTCGGTCCGTCAGACGGGCCGGGCGGGCACCTTGCCCTGGGCCTCATCGACCAGGCGGGCGGTGGCAGCGCCCTGCGCCCGGCGAATGTCGGCCGCCAGGTCCTTGTCGCCCTTGAGCGCCTTGGCGACCACATCATCGACGCTCAGGATCGCGGCCTTGCCCGCCTGGCGGTTGCTGCGGGCGCGGATCAGGGAAGCCACCGTCGTCGCCAGGCCCACCACGCCCACGAGGATGGTCCCCCACGGGGGCGGGAGGATCGGGCCGACCGCCTTGGCCCCGGCATCCAGGACGTCGAGCGCCTCGCCGGCATCCGTCATCTCGGCATTGAACGTCGCCAGGGCCGTCTCGGCCTTCGCCAGTACATCCTCGCCCGTGACGATCGCCTCGCCCAGCTTGGCCGACAGGTCGGCGAGCTTCGTCTTGGTATCCCCGTCGTCCATCTCGGCGATGGCGGCGTCGATGTCCGCCTGGAGGGCAGTGACCGTATCGACCTGATCGGCGACGGCGGCGGTAATCTGCTCGGCCGTCCCGGCATACTCGCGCGTGCGGTCCAGGTCCTTGGTCGAACAGCCGACGATGGCAATGGAAACGATAAACAGGGCGACGGCAAGAAGATAGGTCCGTTTCATGGTGGCTCGTCCCGCCGGGTCTCGCCCTGAGACGACCGAAGGGTACGCCCGGCGAGCCCCCCGTCGAAGATTTTTGTAGGAATTTGCTTGCAATGGTAGGGCAGGCGTGCCAAGGATACGGGCGTGGCAACTGAACACACCAGAACGACACAACAGTTTCTCCGGCGACTGGTATCGCCGAGTTACCACAGCCCCCGTGCTCAGGTTCCACCTGGGCCGGGGGTTTTTTTGCGCCCTCCACCGGTCATGCGGGTTCGATTCCCGCAGAGGGCTTCTCCCTTGCTGGGAGACCCACACGGCGGCTCCGTATACTGCAGACGGCTTCTTTACTCTTCCCCAAGCGCGCGCAAGATCCACCAGAGGCGCAGGGCAACAGA